TTCATAACTGGATCGTCAGAAAGAGCAACTGTTATACTCATGAAATACATTCTCATAATAATGAGAAAATGTAAAGGACAAGTGGAAAATAAGCGTGTTTTACAAGCTTCAACTTTAGAAATTTCGCGGGTTTCTACTTTTAAAGTATCTGCCCACAAAACTTCTATATTTCTTCCTTCATATAACTCATTTAAGTAGTAATCAATTTCTTCTTGAAAATCACTAGTGCATTCCATATGACCATCCGAATCTCTCCAAATGAACTTTTCTTTTCCTGTTGAATTGTTTATAGTATAGGGATATCCAGGAGATGTTCCATAACAAATACCAAGAAACTTACCAGGAACACCATTCAACGATTCGTCTAACGTTATGACCCTGCGTTCGAAATATGGATTACCATATAAGTAGTCCAAATATGATGTAACGCGCTTTGAGTTAAATAGAGACGAGGGAGTTTGATCCTGGTGAATCTTCTTTAACGCTAGCAAGTAAGGATCTATTCCATCATGTGGTTTCAATCGAGCCGGACGATAATTCTCTGGTAAGTGTTTGTGAAACCTGGTTCTAATTAATTTAGAATTGCGATTCATACGATGCATTTCACTATAATCCACTTCATAAGAAACTCTCATAGGAAATACTTCTTTCGATTCAACACGAAACTCAGAAATAATTGCACTCAAGTACTCTTGATTAATTGGAGTAGCTACACAGCGACGTTTAGCACCACCTTCAAAACTCCCAGCATGAAATGCAAGAACGTACAACTTTCCTTGTTTACCAGGAACCACAATAACGCTTCCAGACTCTCCTTCACTACTGGGGGCCATAAACATCAATGGTTGTTCGATAAGAAAATCTGTGCCACCAACACTAAAAGGGTGTTCTTCACCTGGACTAGATATTGAAGTAGCCTCATAGAAGGAAGGAGTTCCTCCATCTGTGAGCCCAAACTTATATACTACGCTTCCTGGGGGAACCTGATAAGACTCTCCAACAGGCACTACATAGTTATATCCTGCTCTAGGCAAATTATGACCTTTAGGAATTTGAAATACAGCAACATCATCATTCTTGACGAACAATATTTCAGTTTCAATTGGGAACGTCTCAAAGTATTCGTCAGTTCCAACTAATGTTACTTTGAAGTACGTCATTGGCTTACACATCAAGAACGTATGCGCATTAACCAAAACGTACCCATCTCTAATGTGAAAGCCATTGCAAACCATTGCAACACTCTTACCTTCCATTTGTTCATTCTCATACCCTTCAAGAAATACTCGAACCATACATTTTGCGAAAGATCCTAGTAAACAACCTTTGAAGTTCGGATTCATAGCCTCAATTCTAAATTTCGCTTCATTAACAAATTTAGAAATGTGCAATTGACGAATGCCCTTCTTAACAATCTG